ACACAACCACCTACAACTATGATAACAACTACACAAGTACCAACAACAACTACAACAAGAGCGCCAACAACACAACCACCTACAACTATGATAACAACTACACAAGTACCAACAACAACTACAACAAGAGCGCCAACAACACAACCACCTACAACTATGATAACAACTACACAAGTACCAACAACAACTACAACAACTACAACAAGAGCGCCAACAACACAACCACCTACAACTATGATAACAACTACACAAGCACCAACAACAACTACACAACCACCAACAACAACTACACAACCACCAACAACAACTACACAACCACCAACAACAACTACACAAGCACCAACAACAACTACACAAGCACCAACAACTACACAAGCACCAACAACAACTACACAAGCACCAACAACAACTACACAATCACCAACAACAACTACACAATCACCAACAACAACTACACAAGCACCAATAACAACTACACAAGCACCTACAACATCTATTTCAACATCAAATTTATCATTTTTGATAAAAACAGATTCTTCAAATTTAATAAATAATGAAGAATTTAAAAATCAAATAATATTAAATATTTTAAAATTAGATAATTCATTAAAATCAGAAGATATAACTATAAAAATTACTGAAATAAAACCAGAATTTTTCATTACTGAAATTACTTATAAAATTGATATAATTATAAATAAAAATATTCAAAATATTCAAAATACAAATGATATTTTTACATCTCAAATTATTAGTAATTTTAATATTACAAATTTAATTGATTTATCAACACAATCTACGACAACAGAACCAACAATAACAACAACGCAACCACCAACTACAACACAACCACCAATAACAACAAGGGTGCCAAGAACACGACCACCAACATCAATAGCACCAACAACAACTACTACAAGAGCACCTACCACAACAACAACAAGAGCACCAACAACAACGACAACTAGAGCACCAACTACTACAACACAACCACCTTCAACAACACCAGGAGTTCCATTTTCTTTAGATTATAATAAAAATATAACAAGAAACGATACAGGCGAACAAATAACGATAGTATTACCAAGAAATAAAAACGATATTAACGTATTTGTACCTTATGAAGTAATAATGTTACCTAGTGGTGCTTCAAGACCAACTAAAGGTGAGTATGGTGTTGGCTATATTATATCATATGAGGGAAAGAGTTTGCGAAAATTAATTAAGAATAGAGATTATAAAAGTGATACATCTCCTGAATTTACATTGAGTAATGGTGAAATAGTATTTTTTGCTAAACCGGCTATTTCAGTTCCAGAAGTTTAATTTATAATTTGTTAAATTACTTATTTAAAAAATTGAAGAATATTATATTTTTTAATTATATAATAAATGAATTATAAGAAAATATTTTTAATGTTTTTGATTTTTATTACTATTTGTATTATTATTCAATGTGTAATAAATAAATTTTGTAAACGATTGCCTGAAACTGTTATATGTTTGAATGAAACTTGTTTAGAAGAAAAAGATTTGGAGAGATTACTTTTATATATAAATAATAATAAATATAGTGAAAAATACGAGGATCCAACTCCAGAACCAATACTAACTACAACACCAATACCATTAACTACAACGCCAACTCCTACAACTACACCAACACCAATGTTATGTGTAGGTAAAACATGTATCTTAGAAAATGATATAAATCGTTTGCTTTATAAATCGATTGACAGAAATGAAATTTGCATAGATGATCTTTGTATAAATAAAACTGATTTTTTAAATATAAAAGCTATAGCAAATAATCAACCAACGATTATTTATTCTAAAACACCTCTAGTTAGAAATACACAAGGAAAAGATTTATCGACACCAGCAAATATCAAACGAATGTTACCAAATGGCGGGGTTATATATTCTGAAGAAATAGGACCTATTACTTTCAAAATAAATAGTGAAAATGAAGAATTTTATACTTATCCAGAGAAAATTCAATTATGGCGCTCAGTTTATATTGTTTCTGTTGATTTAGTATATCAAAGTTATGATAAATCTGTTGGAGATGCTTTATTAAGATTTAATGACACTAGTAATGAAATGGGAAATTACAATGGTTTAAGATATATGGAAACTAACGATAAATGGTTGGAATTAGATCCTATAGGAGCAATTAGTTATAATAGATTTAAATTATATGATGGTTTGCCTGCATTTAATGATCAAAATACAACTGTCAACCTTCTTTTCAGCTATTACAAAAAAAGATATTATATATATTCTGAATCCCAAAAATTAGCGATAGGTTATTTTGGAACACCAAATTATCCGATTTATTTTAATATTATAAACCAAAACCCCTTTTGGACGTTTTCAAATTCAGAAAAATTTCTCACTGGATTATTATTAATAAAACCATCTGTACTTAAAAAAATGTTTGAAGTGAGAAAGTTAGACAGAATTTTTGGGTTTTCTGATAATTTTGATTATTATATTAATGATATAAAATATACAACACCTTCAACACATTTGTGGATTGCTTATAAAACATCAGATGGAAATATATATGAAGGTTTGTATATACCTAAAAATTATAGATATAATAGTGATGATTTAAAAGATCCATTATCATTACTATCTTTTGTTAGAAGAAAAGCAAATTTTATTGATGATACATGGATATATGAAAATATAGCATCATATATATTACCTAAAGATATAAATGGCAAACCACTGACTGACACACAACCTATATTTACAGGGCATCCTTGGACTGGTGCCTTAGGAGTTTATAAAGAGATGTAAACGCTTGAAATTTAAAATTGAACAAACTAAATTTAAACAAATAATTTATTAATTATATATAATATAATCATACAAATGTTACGGGGATGTATAAATCAAATTAATTTTAATTACTATCAACAGAAATGAAACAACAACCACATAAAAATATTCATCATATAATATCATATTTACTGTTCACATCATTTTTTAGTAAAAATGAACAAGTTTTACTTACAAGTGTAATTTTTAAACTATTTTTAAGTTTAAAAATTAATTACATAATTCCGATTTCCATCATATTATAATCAGTGTTATTATAAGAAAAATATTCTGGAATAACAAAATCTTTATCTTCACTTTTAGTTTTAATTGAACTTTGTTTATCACTGCTAAAATAAGTTGGATTACTAGCATATATTTCATTGATTCTATTTTGAATAATATTTTGAGCATTAGTGGTTTTCTGTAATTTGAAAATTCGCAATAATAAAACAGCATACATTTCTTGTGCTGTTAATTCAGCTTGATTAAAAATAGTAGAATCAACTTTGTTTTTCATAACATTTATTTGTTGATCAAGAGATTCAATACGTTGTTGATACATCATTTTCTTAATTTCATTTGATGTATATTTTAAATTAAATTCATATTTTAATTTTTCTAATAATGTTTTAGTTAAAGTTTCAATATTAAAACCAGTTTCTCTTGCTTGTTTTTTTGCAGTCACTTCATTATTAGCTTTTAAAGTTAATTCATTTCTTTTTTCAAGTGTATAATAATCTGGTTTATCAGTAAATCGTTTGACGATAGATTGATATAAAGGTTTATAAATTTCCACTTTTTCAGTCTCTCTATTTAAATAGTAACCTCTTTTTACCCATGATATATATTTTATCATATCATTAAGTATTTGAGTATCATCTGTAGTATTTGACATTTATTATAATATAATAAAATAAAATAAAATAAAATAAAATTAAAATAAAATTAAAATAAAATTAAAATAAAATATGAAAAATTTAAATATTTTGATTACAGGATATCGTTGTGTAGGTACAAGCAGTTTAATAGACCGAATAATTTATAATAATTTTAGAATAGAAGTATTAAATACAGTAGGTATAGATTTTAAAAATAAAAAAGATGAAAATTTTAATTATAGATTCTGGATAGTACCAGATAAATATAATATTTTTACAGAAAAATATAAATGTGACTATTATATTTTAGTATTTGATATCACAAATCGTTATTCATTTGAAAAAATTGAAGAATATTATAAATATTTCATAAAAAGAAATAAACCATTTATTTTAATTGGAAATATGATTGATAAAATTGATGAAAGAATTGTTAAATATGATGAAGCATATGAATTATCTAAAAAATTAGGAATTAAATATTATATTGAAACATCAGCACTATCAGGAGAGGGAATTAATGATATTTTTAATATATTAAAAATGGATTTATCTAGAAATTAAAAAAATATAATAAAATTATATGGATATAATCTTTAAATAACATATAATAAATATAATACGATAAAAAATAAATATTTTAATTAAATAAAATGTATTTTCATAATTCAGATGGATCTTTAAATAAAGGAGTTGAAAGTTATAAACAACCCGTTGTTCAACCACAACAGACTACTCCTGTAGTTACAACAACACAGACACCTAAACAACAAAATGATAAACATCAAAATGATGATAAACCACATAATGAAAAAAAAAAGAAAAAGAAAGAAAATTTTTTGGAAGGATATAGTCATTTATTTAAAAGACATCATAATTGTAATTGCATGGATTGTTGGAAGAACTTTGTTTTAATGACAATATTTTATGCAATAATTATATATTTGTTATATTTATTAATCTCTGCTTTTTTTAATAAAAAAGAATAAATTTTTACTTATTTTTTTTAATTTTTATTTAAATTAAAAAATGTTAAAACATTCAAAAAGATATTCAAGAAAAAAATGTTCAAAAGGATATTTATCTCGATTTAGTTATAAAAAAAAATCAGGAACAAAAGTTAAAGCATCATGTGTAAAAAGTAGACGAAGTCTTCGTAGTAGAGGCAAAAAAGCAACAGTTTATTTGCCTAAATTAAAAAGTGGAACATTAAGAAAGAGTGGATATTCAGTTCATAATAAACAAAAAAGTAGAAAAAGATCGCTAAAAAAAGCAGTTAAAGTTTATGGAAAAAATGTTGTTATAAAAAAAATAAATGCTGTAAGAATATTAAATAAAAATACAAATCCTAAAATATCTGATATTTATACAAAAGATCTACATTATGTTCAATCTTTGTAAAATTATCTATTTAAAGAATAAAAGTAATTATTATATAATGGTGGTTAAGAAAAAGGGTGGAAATAAGCAAAAAAAGAAGAAAAATAATGTATCTGAAGAAATTGAAAGAGAATTAATATTTAAAACCGATGATCAAGAGTATGCTCAAGTTACAAAATTACTAGGTAGTTGTAGATTGGAATTACAATGTTTTGATGGTAAAACACGTTTAGGGCATATACGAGGGACTATGCGAAAAAAAGTATGGATTACGGTAAATGATTTAGTTCTTATTTCACTTCGAGAATTCGAAGATAGTAAATGTGATATAATAGATAAATAATTAACAAAAGAATTAAATAAATTAAAATCACTTGGTGAAATACCTGAAACAGTTAAGGTAAATGAAGATACTACAGATGATAAAAATGATGATATAGGATTTGATTTTTCTGAAGGTGAGGAAGAAAAAATTGAAGAAATAGATATTGATGCGATATAATTTTTAATTTTGAAAATAAAAATTAAAAAAAAAACTTTTTTTCTCTTGTCTAACAATAAAAATGAATATGAATGAATATGGTTCAGTGAACGGGAGATCCTGTTCTTATGTAAAATTAGGAAGATATAATAATTGTGCTAACGCAGAGGTAATGAGAACCCCTACATTTACAACAAGCGGTGTAAATAATGGAGCATTATCTAATTCTGCTCAAGCTGCTGCTGCTGTAGCCGCATCACAAAATGCTCCAGTTGATTCAGGTATGGTTACTTTTGATGGTACTCAAAATGCTACACCTGTAGAAAATCCTAATATCGTTTCAACTGGTGTTACTGAAGGATATTATGATGATTCAGCTAATTATGTGCCACATTATAATGTACCTAATTACGCTCCAATCAACACAAATGCTTTAACTCATGGTGCAGCTGGGCAATGTGGTGGTTATTTTGATATTATGGCTGCTTATGGTGCTGATGCCGGTAATTGCGCAACAAATTATATCAAAAATTAAATAAATATATTTATTTTTTAAACTAAAAAGTTTAAAAATTTTAATTTTAAAAATAATTTTATCTATAATAAAATGAATAATAATAATCTATTTAATTTATGGCGTGCAATTGATAATATTAATAAACGTCTTGATGAATTATCTTTAAGTCAACTTAAAGGAGTTAAAGGTGAGAAAGGAGATACTGGTTCACAAGGTGAAAAAGGTGAAACTGGTGCTCCTGGTCCTCAAGGTGATAAAGGTGATAAGGGAGATACTGGTGCTCCTGGTCCCCAAGGTCCTCAAGGTGAGAAAGGAGATAAGGGAGATACTGGTGCTCCCGGTCCTCAAGGTGAGAAAGGAGATACTGGTGCTAATGGATCTCAAGGTGATAAAGGAGATACTGGTGCTAATGGATCTCAAGGTGAGAAAGGAGATAAGGGTGATAAAGGAGATACTGGTGCTCAAGGACCTCAAGGTGATAAGGGAGATACTGGTGCTCAAGGTCCTCAAGGAGAAAAAGGAGATCCTGCTGTTTTATAATCAAATAAATTTTTATATTTTCTTTAATAAAAAATGTCAGATGTTATAACTTTTGATGGTAATACTTTCTATGATAAACCTTTAATTCAGTCTAAACCAACTGATAATGCTACACCCAGACCTGAAATAAAAGAGGCTGCTAATGTATCAGTTTCAAAATACGGTGGAATAGAAGAAATAGATGAAAGCGCAATGAGACAGAATTATATTTCAAGATTAAGAAATACTGTTTTTGATATAGATAATATAAAAGGAATTAGTTCTGGTGGTGCAAATTATGTACCATGTCTTTATGATGTAGTTAATGAAGACAAAAAGGATCCATATGCTTGTGGTGGAATGAAAAAATTTAAAGATGCTTATGGAAGTAGTGATAAATATTGCGTTGTTAATTTAGATGAATATTAAAACCGTTTCATAAAAAAAAATTGATTTTTTAATATAGAATATTATTAAAAAATCATCAACCAAGATTAAGTCTACAATAATGATTAATAATGCTGAAATCGATGTATCTGATATTAGTTCTACCACCTCTACAGTAGAAGAAAATGTTATCTCTTGTGGAGAAAATATTGTATTGGTGAAACCCGATTATCTTGGTATCAAGAAATCAAAATTAATAAATAAGGCTATTAACGACTATGTCGAACAGTTTTTATCGTCAATTATTGTCAATGGTTCGACTGATAATATTTCTCTGTTGAATGAATGGAAAAGCAAGGATAATCAGGATCAACTGAATGGGTACATTCATCAGAATAAAATCAAAATGAAAAAGAAAGTAGATACTGATGAACCAAAGAAACCTAGCACTGAGTTTGCATATTTCAGTCTGGAGATGAGACATAAGATAAAATCCGAAAAACCTGAAGCAGATGCCGAAATTATTCCAATGATTGCTAAAGAATGGAATGAGATAAAACATGATCCAGAAAAACTGCAAAAATACAAAGATATGGCTTTTGCTGATAAAAAACGGTTTGATGATGAATTAAACCGTCATAAAATGATCAAACAGAAAGAAGAAAATAGATTGAAGTTAGAAAAACGACTAACTAAAATGAAGGAACGCAATGATAAGAAGATACTTAAAGCACAAGCGCGTCCTAAATCATCATACTATTTCTTCATACAAGATGAGAAGCCGAAGATAGTTGCTGAGAATCCATCTCTAGATAAAAAAGGAATACATGTTGAGTTACAAAAGAAATGGAAAACATTAAAGACAGATGATCCTATAAGGTTTCAAGAATATAAAAGAATTGCTGATGAGAAAGCAAAGGAAATGCCACCCCCACCAGTTTTTGAAGAAAAGAAAAAGAAGAAATACGAAACACCGAGAGATAAGAAGATTAATGAAGCCAAGAAATCAAAGTATGACAAAAATAAAGAACGTAACAAATTGAGAAAGGAAGAAGACAAGAAGAAAGTTGTAATTCTTAAATAAATAATTAAAAAATATAATTTAAACATAATATATATAACAACAAAAATGTTATATATATATTTATTAATATCATTTATTATATTATTTGTGTGTATTTTATTTTATTTCTTAAATAATGCTAATAATGAACCATATGTTATTGTATCAATTACAACATCACCAAGACGAATATTATTAATGGAACCTGTTATAAATTCTATCTTAAATCAAACATATCCTCCGGATTTAATAAGAATTAATATACCATATAAGTTTAAACGAAATGGTGAAAAATATATAATACCGTCTTTTCTGAAAAATAATCCCAAAATTAAGATATATCGGTATGAAGAAGATTTAGGACCTATTATGAAAGTATTACCGACAATAATTGATCATAAGAATGATGATAATACAATTATTATATATACAGATGATGATATTATAATGCTTCCAAATATGATTGAAACTCATTTAGATAAAATTAACGAGGATTCATCTTATGTATATTGTTTATCTGGTATATATTTCCCCGAAGGTAAATGGATAAATATAAATATTGAAGGATTCATCCATATACCAGAAGGATATATGTCTGTTGCTTTTAAATCAAATATATTAAAAGATAAAAGTTGTATATATGAATATTACGAAAAATTAAAACATGATAAAGATTGTTTTCAAAGTGATGATTTTATTATTGGTAATTATTTTTCAATGAATAAGATTAAAAAATATCAAATTTTCAATAAAGATTTAAACAAGGTTATTTGGTGGAACAATTACAGGAATGTTTTATCATATGGAGTGGATGGAGATGGTCTTCAACATTTAAATGAAGGGGGACATGAACAAACTTATAGAAGAATATATAATAAACTTAAAGAAATTAATTATTTGTTTTTGTAATTTTATAACTAATTTTAGTTATAAAAAAAATATAATGTGAATTATTTTAAAATCAGAGACTTATAACAAGAATACGTAATAGCATCTTTAGAAATAAAATTTTAAAATAATCAATTATTTTATTTTACTGTATTTACACAATTTTCCATATATTATGTGATCCTCCATGTCCATTTTTCGCACCAGAATTATCCCAAATAGTAATATCTCTATCGCCATCACCTTGATTAAATCTACCTTCTCTATTCCACAAATATCCTGCATTACCTTGTAAACTAAATCCAGTTCTTAACATTTTTAATGCCTTCAAATCATCTTCTGTGATAGTAGTACCTCCTATAGCAATACTGGAATTCGCAAATAATGCGTTAGCAGCTAATCCTTTACCCCATTTATTTATAAGTGTAGAATTATCTGTTTGTACACGCAACCAATTATCATCTTCTCTTAAAAATGAACTTCCTATTTTAACTGATCTAGATGTTCCTAAAAGTCCTTGAACATATAAATCTTTATTTGTATAATATCCTGGGCAGTCAGTATCTGCAGCTAACATCATGTAAGCATCGTTTTCTCCCCCACCCCAACCAATATATCCTTTTCTTCTTCCATTTGCATAATCAAAATTAATATGACCTGCTAAATTACCACTTCCACCATTTGATAATCTTATACTACCTACCGCACCCGTTTGACCTAATGGAATATTATTACCAAATAACTTTACTTCACCGCCAGTAACAACCACGTTTTTGCTTTTTAAATCACCAGTAGCAGTTACATTACCAGTAGCTGTTACATTAATTCCATTTATATTATCACCAGAAAAATTTCCATTAATATTTAAATTACTATTAAGTGAATCAGTGCTAAAATCGAAAGTTGATATATTTCCATTTGGATCAGTTTGCATAAATATCTGTTTAGGTATATCATTTCTTAATGCTTGCATTCTCATAGCACGTTGTCCAGATGGTTTTTGTGTAGATGGATTTTGTGTAGGTGATTCATGAATAGCCATATTTATACCTACACTAATACTTATAAAAATAGCCAAAACAAAAATAACGATTCCAATTTTTTGAAAAACATTTAATTTATTTAATTTATTAAAAAGCTCATTCATTTATTAAAAGAAAAAAAATTTTAAATAAAATAATAAAAAAAATAATATAATAAAATGAATGATTCATGTGATAAACCAACAGATTTGACACCTGTAGATATTGCAGATAAAGCAGGTGAGTTAGCAGATAAAATGGGAGGTGGTCAAGTGTGCAAACAAGCCGCATCAACAGCAGCAAAAAGTGGTGGTGCATCAGCAGGTGCAAGTGCTGGAGCATCAGGTTTTGGAGCAGAAGTACATGGTGAAGTACATGGAGAGGTGCATTATCAAGATTTAGAAAATAGTATGGAACAATCAGGTTGTGGAGCATTATCTATTGCTGCTCAAAAAATAATAAATAATACAAAAAAAATACAATGTATTATCCAGAAAAGTTCAAATTCTGTAGAAATGGATGTTGGAATAAATGCATCGATTAGAATAATAACTACTGACCCTACGACACAAGAATTACAAGATAAAGCAAATGCAATAAAAAATTGGCAAGATAATAATAAACAAGCTGATTTTGTTGATATATATGAAAGAAGTATTGAGAAACTAAATACACAATTATTAAAAGGAGGAAAAGATCCAATTGAATTTAATATTATGGATGCAATGAATGCATATAATACAACATTACAATCTATTGCTAATGCATATAGTAGAAATATTAATATAGAAGGTGTAAAAATAAACCAAACAATTAGTGGAAAAATTAAGGTACTTCAATCTTTATCATCAACAGAAGCGGCGCAAATGGAAAATTTATCAAAAGAAATAGCATCAACAGTAGCACAAACAGCAATAGAACAAAAGTCAGGCACTAATGCATTATCTCCGCAAACAAAATCATTAACAGATTCATATACAAGTTCTAATCAGAATTTAAGTAGTGGTTCCATAAATGCGAAAATTCAATCTGCAAAAACCACTATAAAAATGAATGAAGAACTTATAATAACGGCACCTGGATCTATAAATATGAAAAATGTAGAAATTAATCAAAATATTCATGCAGATATAGTAGCAGATGCTATTGTAAGCAATGCGATTGATGCAGGAATAAAGACCGCCACTGAGATAATGTCATCATCATCTATTATGACTACAATAAAAACAGAAAGTAAAGGGGTAGATGATATGATAGCTGCTCAAGGAGAAGCAAATGCAGCTGCTATAAGAGCAGCACAAATAGTTCAGACAGGAGGTTATAGTTCATTATTAGGTGGATTACTTTTATTAGGATTTTTATATATATCAAAAGATAATCCTTCATTACAATTTGGTTTATTTGTAATTATAGGAATTTTTGTTGCAATATTATGTGTTTTTGTTTTTATGATGTGGGCAACAATTATGTTTAAAATAAGAGAAATAACGGGAACTGAAACTATAGAAGATAAAAGTGTAAAATTAAAAAGACCTTTAGAATTATATAATAAATATTGGCAAACATTTGATTGTAATACAGAATTAAATTATGATGATGTATTGGAATATGAAAGTTTAAGCACAGCAACAATGTTAGCATCAATGAATGACAAATTTGAAAAAGCTATAGCCAATAATGCATCATATGCTGATATAATTGTTTGTTTTAAAGATGGAATAATACCACCTCTTTATAATAAAATAAAAGTTAAAAACCCTAAAGATTTAACAGATGATGAAATACAATATTTATGGAAAAAATTTAAATTATTAACATGTAATAGAGATTATTCCGAAATATTAAAAAATGAAGATTTAAGAAAAATGTTAGATATCTCTAATGTTATTAAAGCAATTAGAGATTGTAAAGTTTATGTATCAACATCTTTATCTACATCTTAATAAAATTTTTAAACTAATTTTAGTTTAAAAATTATTTTTTTCTATATACATAAATTCCACCACCTATCATTGCTAATCCTATAACACATCCTATAATTATTAATGGTAAATTTTGCACTGTAGGTTGTTGTGTTGTAGTATTGGGTGATTTTGTTGTAGTATTGGGTGATTTTGTTGTAGTATTGGGTGATTTTGTTGTGGTAATTGGTGATAATGTTGTAGTATTAGGTGATAATGTTGTAGTATTAGGTGATGACGTTGTAGTATTAGGTGATGACGTTGTTTGTTCTTGAACACCACATTGTTGATTAATTTGACTTCCAGCAATATTAACACCACCTGCTCCAGATACTTCTGTTGTGCAAATAACATTTTGTATTGAAGGACAAGTAGAATTTGGTAATTTTTTAATAACTCTGTCTTTAAATCCTGTGGAACCATCTTTATACATGAAAGATGAACTTGAAACATCTTTAGCATCACAAGATGGAGCGGCACATACACAATTCAATCCAATACTATTTCTATACTTTAAATTAGTAGTGTGCATACCAGTAGCATCATCAATACAATCATCAAGTCTAATACAATTACATGTAGTATCAGAATAACTTCGTTTTAAATCTGAATCATTTTGTAATGATGTTATTTCACAATATTGATTAAAAATAAAATTTAAATTAGTATTTGTTGCTCCAGATGAATCAAATGATTGTTGGTTATAAAAATTTTTAAATGATTGTCTATGTAATGGATTATATAAAACATAACATATATTATCTTTTGTATAGAGAATCCAATTTTTATTTTTAGAAAAAATCAAATCATTACGTAATAAATTTATTGAATTATTAGTAGTATCAACAAAAATATTTCCCTTATCCGTTTTACTAAAATCAGCAGTTGTTAATATATTTTTATATTTTAATAAAATATTACCAGAATCATCATCGATTTCTAAATTACCATTATTATCAAAAAATACATTTTTATTACTTAAAATACCATTTATAATTTTAGTTGAATCTGTAGATGAAAAAGTTTTTACAATAAAAAAACTTCCATTATTTGGTGATATAGAGTTTGAAATATTAGATTTATTTAAAGGTAAATTTATCCAAAATTTATTATTTAATGTATTTGTTTGATTTAATCCTGTTTTACCAAATACTATTTTATCTGTAAAAATACTGTCATATGTATTTGTTATTGGTGATGCAGTTGTAGTTGGCGATGCAGTTGTAGTTGGCGATGTAGTTGTAGTTGGTGATGCAGTTGTTGTTGGTGATGCAGTTGTAGTTGGTGATGCAGTTGTTGTTGGTGGTGGTCCAGGCATTTTATTATTACAATTTTTTTATAATAAAATTATTTTATATATTTTTTTAAGATAAATTATAAATGTTTTATGTTAAAAAAAATATTTTTTATAACAAAAATGTTAAAAAGTTTATATAACAAATTTTTTAAAAAAGACAAAGAAATGCAAGTATTTAAAAGAAAGCAAGAACAAGATAAAGATTATGAAAAAGAAGAATTAGAATTAGAAATTAAAACAAATAAAAATAAAAATTTAATTATTCGTAATTATGATCGCAAAATTATTAAAGATGTAAAAATATTTGAAAATAATGTTTGTTTTAATACTTTTCCATGTTTACATGGTGTATTACTAATTTTTAGTAATAATAAATATGAAGAAACAACAATGAATATATTAACAATATATGAAATATGGAAAGAATTATCATTTGATATTAGTGTAAATTTTCTGAAACATTGTAAAAATGAATTACAATTATTTAATGATAAAGAGGGGGATTTTGATTTGTTTGAAAAAAATTTTACAGTAAAGAAAATAAATAATTGTTATAGTCAAAACAATTATAATAATGATTCTGATTTTTATTTATAAAAAAAATATAATAAAATTGATTTATATATCTTAAATATTTAAAGATATATAAATATATATTAATGAATTGTTTAGAATTACCACCGATGACTGAAAGTGAACCTGATGAGAACGGATATATAACAAGAATTGAATATAAAATAAATGAAAAAAATCAAAAAGTTAGAATTACTTCAAAAATTAGAAGATACAAGAGAGAAATAAGAATTAATGATTCTGTTAAACAAAGATATAAAAATTGGACTAAATTTGGTTTAGCTGCATCTGATAATAATAATGTAACTTTTGTGTCAGATGAAGATATATTTATGGAACCTCCTCCATCAAAAACTACAAAAGAAATCAAAAATGATAATGATATGTTTGCTGAAATGTATAAAGATATATTTTCAAATGCACAATTACATGATAATATAGAGGAAGAAGAAAAAATAGATGATAATAAAACTAAGCAAATATGTAAAATTTGTAATGGAAATCATTGGACAAGAGTATGTTCTTCGTTAAAAGAAAAAGAAAATACACAAAAATTAGATGAAAATTTGATTAAAAAGGATACAACTATACAAATAACAAATTTAAGTAAGAATATAAATGAATATGATTTATATGATTTATTTTCTCAGGTTGGAGAAATAAGACGTATATTGATTCCTAAAGATTATGATACACAACAATCTCGTGGTTTTGGTTTTGTTTTATTTAATTCAGCTAAAGATGCAGATAATGCACTTAAAAGATTTAGTAACTATGGATTCGATCATTTAATTTTAAAATTAAATATTGTAAATCCAAAATAAATTTATTTTTTCATATATAAATATATGAAAAATATTATGATTCTTATACTATGAGAAATTGAATAAAAAAATTTTATTTTATAAATAAATGTCTAAAGATATTTGCGAATCTAAGTATTCAGAATGCAAAGATTTTACATGTGAAGAATCTAAATTTCAAGAAAGTAAATATGAAGATAGTGTTCACTGTAAGAAAAGAACTGATAAATCAACTCTTTATGTAATTGCGGTTGTGTCAAATCCAGCTAGATTTGAAAGAAGATATAAATTATTTATGGAATTCTGTGAAAGAATGAAAAATGAAAAACAAGTTAAACTTATTTCAATTGAATTACAACAAGGAAGCAGACCATTTGCAACTGATTCATTAATAAGATTACGTACAAACCATGAATTATGGTTTAAAGAAAATTTAATAAATATTGCAGTTAGACATTTATCTCAAGATTGGGAATACATGGCATGGATTGATACAGATCTTGAATTTCAAAATAAAAATTGGGTTCGTGAAACAATTGAACAATTACAAACTTATAAAATAGTTCAATTGTTTTCACATTGTATTGATTTAGGTGTTAAAGATGAAACATTACAAGTTCATACTGGTATATTTTATGCTTATTGTAATGGAGAAAAATACGTGACACCAAAAAAATACGGGAACTATTTTCACGTGGGATACGCTTATGCGATTACAAAAGAAGCATATGACAGTATAGGTGGTTTGCTTGAATTTGCAATATTAGGAAGTGCGGATAATCATATGTGTTTAGCATTACTTGGAATAGTAGATGAATCATTAAATAAAAATCTTCATCCTAATTATAAACTTTTATGTAAAATATTTCAAGAAAGGTGTGAAAAGAATATAAAAAGAAATGTAGGATATGTTCACGGAACGATATTACATCATTATCATGGAAATAAGGCAGATCGAAAATATCAGGATAGGTGGAATATTCTTGTTAATAATCAATTTGATCCGTTAGTTGATATTTACAAAGATAGTTATGGATTATGGCAATTAGATGATGGGAAAATTAAATTAAGAGACGATATTATAAGATACTTTAGAGAAAGAAATGAAGATTGTAATGTTATGCCTATGGATTATAAATATTGTAAAGGAAAATGGATTTAAATTTATCTAAATCCTATTTTTAATATATTTTGATTAGATAAAATATACTTGAGGAAATTACGATTTATTCAGAAATAGCAAATCTATTAATAGGTGCTGATTTGGACATGATGACTTTGCATTTATTATTTAAAAGTAAAAATAAAATAAAATAAATGTTAAAAGCAGTAAAATCAAATAAAGTTGTTCCAACAATTGAAACAACGAAGATACGTGTTTCATATAATGGAGAGAAATGTTATAAATGTAATAAAAACGATAGACTTTTACCTGTTACAAATGATGGTGGTTCGATTTCATATTGTGGAAATTGCGGTATTCAAGTTATATTATGGGAAAATATACCAGAGGATGTATATAAGAATAAAATAGATGAAAATTTAATTTCTTCTAGAATGTATAATCCATCAGCCATTAAAAGAGAATCATTTAATAATTTTATTACAAAAAGTGTATAAAATTTTTATTATCTGATCAAAACTAAATTTTTAAATTAATTATTAGTTTAAAAATTATTTTTCTTTTTTCGAAAAATCTATCATATCATTCTCTAATCTATTTTTCATATCAATTATAACCAGTCTTTCCGTAAAACATACAATCATATTTATAATCTTATGAAACATATTCATTTCTAAATTTTAATTATTAAAAATTAGTTTTTAAGTGTTATTTATAACTGTGGGTTCCCATATTCATAACAATAAGTCCTGTGATTATCATAAAAAATCCAATATATTGTGGATATCCAGATAAAGTTTCTCTAAACAAAATATAAGCAAATAAAGTCTCTAGAATAACACTAAGAGCATCCCATTGAATATTCATCTGCATTACATTTGAATATTTTAAAATTTCAATTAACATGTATATTAAAAGAATATATGATATAATTCCAGTAATTAAAGCCCAATGTGAATGCATTCTTGAATAAATTTTGAAACTAGCATCTCCTAAAAATTCAATTATAGAAGCAAACAGAATTTGAAAGAAAAAGAATAAATTTGATATCATTTAATTTATTATCAAATTTATTTTAATTTTATTTTTAATTTATAATAATATATTTTTATCAAACTGTAAAACAATATAAAAATATATTTATTTTTTTTTACTTAAAAACAATTTAAAGAAAAAAATAAAATCTTTCTTTAAATAAAAAATAATGGATTCATATGGAAATGCAGGTTTTAGAGGAGTGAGTAAGCAACGTGCTGAATTAAGTGCGTTGCGTTCTAAAAATATTAAAACAGAAAGTTTAATCGTGGATAATACAGCAATTCTAAATGAAGTTGTTGTAGATAGCACATTAGATGTTTCAGGACTTGTAACACTAACAGGTGGTTTACGTGTTAACGACAACGAAGGTGTAATTGTAGAACAAATTCAATCAGGATCAATTTCAGTAAATCCTGGAAGTATTGGAGCCACTACAAAAGGTTCTGTAAATGTAACTATTTCAGGTCTT